ATTCAATACTTTCAATATTTTCTATATCAGGCAAATTGCCTTCGTCATTATTAGATTTGATTTTTCTTTCAAATTCTTCAAAGAACCCTATGTTTTTTAAATTTACAATAGTATCTTGTGAATAAGATTTGCGACTTCTAAATGAATAGACATCTCTACGCTTTATAACACCTATAATCCAACTTTCAACTTGTGTGTCAGTAGGTATTTTATCTAATGAATAATCTCCAACTTTATTACTTAACATATTAGCATTAATTTGATAATTACTATTTTCAGTAAGAGTATTTAATATTTCAAATAAATAATTTCTTAACTTTGATATTCTTAAATCATTAACTTCCATTATTTACCTCCATGGTTAACGTAATTCTGTACTTCTTTAACAACATCTTGTTTTTCTGCACTCCACATTTCTTTGTCCCAATATTTATGAGCAAGTGGGTGTTTATCAGTATGATAGTTAAGTGGTTTACCATTTTTACTAATACCATAATAAACATATCTTGCATAGGGCATTTCATAAGTTATAGTGTTTTCAGTTACATTTCTAGTTGGTTGCCCATCTATTATAACTGTTTCAGCAAGTGTTCCTTCATCAAAAGGAACATATTTATCCATTTTTTTAGCACAAGTTGCAGTAAAGAATTTTTGTACTCGCCCATTAGGTTCAATTCCTAATCGTGCTTTTATTTGACTTGTAGGATTTAATTTAATAGGCATATTATTTGCCCCCTAAATGTATGTGTTGATTATTACCAAAGTTATTATTCTTAATACTTGTTATGTTATATATTTCATAGTTAGATAAATCTTCTTGTGTTTCAATATCAATGTCAAGAGTGCCTTGAACTATAATGTCGCCTATTGCAAAATTATTAATATCTAAATTTCCATTTTTTGAATAAGGCAGTCTTATCTCTACGTCATTAGCATTATCATAACCTTTATTAATACTAGCACCCTTGCCACCAAAGAACCACACTTTATCATAATTATATCTAGTCCATTTTTCAAAATGTGTCGCTACATCTAATCCATCTTTATGATAAATAGTTAAACTTGAATTTGTAATCATTAAACACCACAGTAGAGTAGATGTTCTCCATTAAATATAATACCTAGTAAATAAGTTGTAATGATGTCTTGTATTTCATCATTTTTAGATTTTACCACTTCGCTTATTTCACTAGCACTTATATAATTAACAGAGTAACCATCTGTGTTCTCATTTTTTACATTTCCATTGTTTACAATACTATCATTAGCATTTGCAAAACCATTTATACTATTTATCAAAGCATACTCACATAATTTTACTTCTTGTGGTATATTTTCACTATTTTTTAATCGATTAAAGGTTCTTATATCTATTTGTCTTCTTGCTTCAAATTCTAATAGATTAAAAGGCATTTCTGCCATTGCAGAACCACCTTCGCTTTCAACAAGATCTTTATATTCTTTATAAGTTAGGTATTGTCCTTTAAATGTCATAAAATGCCTCCTTTATATTATAGTCCAGCAGTTTTAACTTGAACACCTAAAGCATTAGTAACTTTAAGTCCACCAACTTCACGTCCAACTAAATGTGAAGCACCAATGTGTGAATCATCGTTAATATCTTTGATAGTTGGTTCTACTGCCCAAACTTCATATTTTTGAATAAATCTCTTATCATAAATAACAAATTCAACGTTTTCTGGTAATAAGTAATTTGCTTTTACTGGAACACCATTGATTTTGCCAATAACTCCTTCTCTAATTAATTCAGCACCTAATTGTCCTGAAGTATTAGCGAATTTTTCATCAGTTAATAGTAATAGTTCAGTATCAGCACTTACTACTATTCTCATTTGTGCTACTTCCATATTTCTTTTTTTCATATTAGATACTTCAGCAGCTATTTTTTTATAAGCAGTTTGTTCTGTTAATGCAGTAGTATCGCTTGAAGTTGTACCATCTTCAACTAATGCAGTAATTGCCATATTTTCTTTCTTTAATCCTAAAGAATAACCAGCAGCTTCAATTCTATTTGCTCTAATATTATCAGGAACTGCTTCTGCTTCATAACCATCAATTAATTCATTGATAGCGTAGTTTTTATCTACTGGTAAGTCTACATAATCAGTAGCACTTTGTGTTAATTGAACACCATTTAAAATGTCATAGTCACTAATTGTAACTGTTGCACTTCTTGTAGGAACTTTGATTGCTCCAGTTGCTCCGTCGATTTCATAATCAGTTGAGAAATCTTCGTAAATATTAACTTTAGATTTAGCCATTGCTAAAACTTCGTTTGCATAAGTCTCACGTCTTTTGTGAGTACCATTTATAGCTATTGGATTAGCCATTTGTCATCTCTCCTTTTCTTAATCAAATAATTCTGGGTGTTTTGCTTTTAATATAGCACTTACACCATTTTCTTTAGGAACTGATGAATTATTGCTTTGAGTACCAGTTGCTTTTGGTTCAGTTTTTTCTTCGGCAAATATTCCATCTTTTCCTTCTGTAAAATTATTTAAAAGGTCGTTAATTGATTTTCCTTTATTACTTTCATCGTCTAGACTTTTTTTGATTTCACTAATGACAGCATTTTTAGTATAATCATTAACAAATTTTTTATCTCCAAGTGCTTCTAAAATTTTATCATTTATGTTTCTATCAGCAACTTGTTTTTTTAAAGCTTCTAATTCTTCTAATGTTTTAGAATTATCATCAGCTTTGCTAGATAGATCACTAATCTTTTTTTCATAATCACTTACTTTTTCTTTGTAATCATTAACTTGTTCTTTTAAACCAGTTATTTCTTTACCATGTTCAGCCATTATTGTATCGATTAATTCCTTATCTAAATCTAATCCTTTTAAAAATTCACGCATAATAATATCTTCTCCCTTCGCTTTTTTTCTTGGTCTCGTCCAAGTGTGAATTGATATGGAAGTTCTCTCGAACTCTATATAAATTATACCACAAAACAAAAAAAGTGCAAAATTGCACTATTTAAAATATTTAGAATATGCCCTTTTATACCATTCTTTATCTTTTTTTGCGTTTTCTGCATTATCTTTATAAAAATTGATTTTTTGATTTATAAGTTCTTGAATTTTTTGACTTTTAAATTTATTCAGTTCTTTTTCATAATCTTCTTTTGCTTTTATACTTGCTTTATAACTTTTATCATACCATTCTAATCCTTTTTCTGCTTGACTTTCATTTTTTGGTTGTTGTGGTATTCCACCAATAGTTTCTTGATATTCTTGGTTTATACTAAATTTTTCAATTCCTAATATTTGTCCCATATATGATTTTACATCATATTCGCCATTAGTATATATTTTTCTATCTTCTTCTTCTAACTGTTCTTCGCTTTTGATTTTATCTTTACCAAACTTACCACTTTTCTTCATAGCAGTTTCTAAATCTTCACCATCTTTAATGAAGATTCTTCTGCCACCTACGGTGCGCCATACACCACCTATATCAGTTGCCATAACTATTCTCCTTTCTCAAAAAGCAAGATTATTTCTTGCTGTGTTTTTTGTTTTTGTTAGATATTGGTTTTACTTCAATTTTTTTTGTTTCAACAATTTTTGCTTCATAAGGTTTTTCTTCTTCAGTAAGTTCAGGTGTTTCTTCAACAAATTCAATTACACCATGTTCTTTTAAAAAGTTTGCTCTTTCTTCACTTACTTCCCAAACATCACCTGCTTTAGGATATACATTTCTTTCATTATCTCTTATACCTTCAAAAGATTTTAAAGCTCTTATTTTCATATTTATCTATCTCCTTTTAATAAATTATATCACAACAAATAAAAAATACCAAATCTACTTTGGCAATTACCCCATTTCGATTCAGTGTTTTTTATACAACGATTACTAAATGCGTCCATTTAATAGTTTAATATCCACTTCTTTAACAATCAATAAGATTATTAAAGTTTAGCGGTATTAAGGATTTATCACCTAAAAGTTGTCAAATCCTTTCCTCCAACCAATCTCTTATTTTAATAAGAGTTAAATGTATATTAATTATACCATAAAAATAAAAGAACACAAAATTGTGTTCTTTATCTCCTTGTATGTGTATACTCCATACAATTCTCGATAGACAAGTAGTCGTCACATACTTGCTCATATAAATTATATCATATTTTATGATATTTTCCAAATATATTCAATTTCTTTATTAGTACAATTCCAAGTGTCTATAATGTAACCATCGACACATGCTGTTATATGTCCGTTAGTTGTTATTAGATATTTACCAATAGGGTGGTTCTCTGCAAATTCACCTATGTATATCTCATTGTAAGGTATTCTTTTAAACTTTTTATCTAAAAAATCCCTTACAAAAATAGCACTATCCATCATATAACCCTGTTCCATTGCACTTTTACATAATTCTTTATATGCTTCTTTCCATGTTATATCCATTACTATTGAATATGCCCTAGGAAAGCAGTCATCAATAAAATTATTATGACTATTAGCATTATAAAAATAATATCTCATACTATCTCATACTTCTTTGTAATGTTTCATTAAGCATTTGCTTCTTTTGTGGTGTATCTGCTTCCTCATGTAAGAAATCTAAATATTCTCCTAATGCTTTTGCCATGAAATGAAACGCTTTATCAGATTCTTCTCCTGCTCCGTATCTTTCTCTTGCTTCCATATATCTACCATATTCGTTAGACATTCTGTCCATGTAATCATCACCACGATATTTCATATCACGTCCACGTCTTCCATAGTTTTCACCATAATTTCCATATTCTCCATAGTTGTCACGTCCATAACTATCATATCCTGGTCTTCTTGCACCATAATTGCCATAATTTCCATAATTGTTCATGCTTTCTACCTCCTTTGCATCTTTGTATATATCGATTAATTTATATAAATGATCTAAATTATTTGTAGTTATACCTTCTTCAAGTATTTTTTCTATACTTTCTTTAGTTTTTTCTTCTAATTTCTTATGCATTGTTATCCTCCTTTCTTAAAAGAGTTAATATTTCTTCTTGGTTTTTCAATATTTTTTGTAAATAATCTTGATTTTGATGTTGCAATTCGTTCATTAAATCATTATTATTAAAATCTCTCATTATAATTAAAAGACTATATAATTGTAATAAGAACGAACCTTTATCTAAATTATTATTCATTATTTATTTAATCTTGAAATGCTAAATGTAGCGTTAGTTATAATTGCTTGTGTAGTTGATATTGGTGTTGTAACGTCAGTTGGTGTTGGTACACTTGGAACACTTTGAACAGAAATATTTGTAGTACCTCTAGGACATACTCTTAATTTCTTATCAAATGAAATAGTTTCATAATCATCAGCTGCTGCAATTGTTACTGCCCTAACTGTGTCAGGAATTAAAACTCCATCTTGATATAATCCTATTGCTACAACCCCAGCGTCTGCTGTGCTTACTGAAGCACTAAATTCTACATCATAATAGCCTGTGTAACCATTTCCAAATATTTTGAAATTAGGATTTCCATTTGAATAATCTAACCAACCACAGCAAGAAGCACATCTAGTTCTCACAGTTGTTTCATCAAAAGTTACTGGACTTGCATTGCTTGGTAGATTTAAAGGTTCATTAATTATAGTTTCTATCATATTATCTTTCTCCTTTCATAAATAAAAGAGAATAAGCCCTTGCCTATTCTCTGTTTTTAGCAAGTTCTCGTATTCGAGTTAGTTGTATTCAACTCTATGCTATTAAATAAATTGACTTGTTGTATTAAATCCACAACCACAACCATTGTTGTTTGGGCAAGTGAATATAGGTGTTCTACCATAAACTGGTGTTGATGGTACTGGGCAGTTTGCTAATCTGTTGTATAATTGGTCAACTTCGTTAGCAAATCCTTGAGCAATAAATGCGTTTTGTGCAACTTGACTTGCTTGTAAGTCTTTCATTGATAATTGTCTTTCAAGGTCTGCAATCTTTTCGTTTTTAGCGTCAATCTTGTCATTGCATAATTGGTCTAAAATTCTTTGAGTATTAGCAGTTTGGTTGATTAATACATCTTTTAATCCATCTGCTAAAGCAGCTCTATCAGCACAATTCTCACTTAAGATAGTGCTATTTAAGTTAGCTAATCCTAAACGATTTTCACAGCAGCAATCAGCAAATTGTCTACTTAAATCAAATGCAGTATTCATATTTGCCATTTGTCTATTAGCAGCTGCAATTTCACTATTGTAGAATCCATTGTTTATTGCTGATGTAACACTTGCAGTTGAGTTGCAAATTGCATTTTGAATATCATTTACATCATCTCTAATTCCTTCAACTTGGTTGCTTAAATGTAATGAATTGAATCCATCACTTGTATGATTCATAATGTCTTTTTGACCATTTGAAAGCCAAGCAAAGTCATTATTGTTTCCACCATAGAAACCACCATTTCCGTTGTTAAATCCACCAAGTAAAGCGATTATTAAAATGATCCAAATTGCACCATCTCCTCCAAATCCACCAAAGCCACCATTACCAAATCCACCCATTGCTGGATAAACTGGGTAAGGATAAGTTCCGTTGTTTGTAGCTAATTCCACAGTTGGTTGAATTCCTCCGTTCATTTATATTCTCCTTTCTGTATATTTTTAAACCTATTGCTAGTTTATAAGTTTATATAGGCATACATAACTAGCATATATGCCTGTATAAGCCTATAAACGGCTTATTTAAGTTTATTAATAACATCATCACCTATACCAAATTGTCTTGCACGATTAAAAAGCATTTCCATTTGTTCTGGTTTATAGTTTTTAGTTACTTCTTTAAATATCTCTTGTGGATTGCTTTTGTTTCTTTGTGCTTGTTCTAGAAATTGAAACATCTGTGGATTCCTTGCTTTCAACTGGTTCATTAATAGGTTCATCATTTGATTTTGCATTTTCTATCATTCCCTTCATTTCATTTATTTGTGCTTGTAACATTTCTATTTGTATGTCCTTATTATCTTTTTGTATTATTTCACTTAATTCATAAGTTTTAATATCACCTTTTGCACTTTTAATCCATACAATTGACATATCTTTGCTAAAAAATGGTGTGTCAAAATAAACTGATTCTCTTTCTACATCTTCAATAGTATTTGCATACCTCATTGTGTGACTATTAGTAGGTGCAAGTTGAAATGTTTGGTTAATTGCAGGTTGTTGATTATTATTGTTTTTCATTTGTTCTTTCATTTGTTGCAGTTTAGCTATTTCATTGTCTATTCTTTCATTTAACCCAATTTGACTAATATTAGGGTTGTAATTCATCATATATGGATTGTTATACATTTATTCCATCTCCTTTTAAATAAACAAAAGGAGAGCATACAACAAACGTGTTTTACTACGATTCATTGTTAACTCTCCTTTCGTTAGTATAATCTTAACTATTTTTATGTAATACAAAATGATACAATTAAAAAAAGAGAACTAATTAAGTTCTCTAATCTTATCATTTACTCTCATTCTAATCTTTCTAATACCTGCTAGTGAATAATTATATTTAAAGGTTAATGATAAATCACTTTTCCCCTCTATATAAAAATCATAGCATATTTTATATTTCATACTATCTTTTTCTACTACTTTTAATATTGTTTCTTCAAATACATTTTCAGGAATACCTTTGTATAAAGGTTTATATGTTTTCTTAACGAGTTTAGATGTCACATAAGATAATCCTACACCTAGAAGTATTGGGACAAAAATACTTATTCCTAATGGTGTAGTAATTCTATTTAAAAAGTAGTAAGATAAATTTGATACTATAAAACATTGAATCATACTAGATAAATGGAATGCCTTACCAAATACCTTTTTAGATAACCAAAAAGAAGTAAGTATAAATATACATTCAATAAATGTATGATTTAGTTTTGCAATAAATAATACTACAAATATAGTAAATACATTCCACATTA